ACTTCAACCGTGACTGTGCAATGACCGAATTACTTAAACATGAACAACTTATATGACATCAAAAGACTTAATACACGTGGCAAACATCTTGCTTGACTGCGAAGAGATGGATGAAACGCTGGGACATATTCAAAGGCAGTGCCGGAGGTTTAAACTAAAAGAAGTCGAACAGGACATAATAAACATCGTAAAAAAATGTAAGATAGTTTACACCACCGGAAGTGTGACATACGATTACGACGAAGGTACAACGGTATGATAAAAAAACGTAACTTTGCGATATGGCAACAATAGGCGACTTTGAAGAAATGGAAATAATGATTTGCGACTGTAACTCAATAGAGCATCAGGCAAAGTTCTATTATTGGAAAGAAGACAATTATGATGTATTAGGCATTCTAATACACTTGATGACGCATAGAAGTATCTTTAAACGCATTTGGTATGCCATTAAATACATATTTGGATATAAGTCTTGTTTCGGCGCATGGGATGAATTTCTAATGAAGCCCGAAGACAGGGAGAAGTTAAGAGCGTTTTTGAATGACAAGGTGAAATAAGCATGGCAGAGAATGAAGAAATAGAAGTTGAATTAAACGACAAACAAGAAAAGTTCTGTTATGAATATTGCATGGACCTCAATGCAACTCAGGCTGCAATAAGGGCCGGATATTCAGAAAACACTGCCAGATCTCAGGCCTCGCAACTCTTAACAAAACTTAACATTCAGGCAAGAATAAAACATCTTCAGGATAATCTCGCTGAAACGGCAGGGCTTAGCAGATTGAGGGTATTGAATGAACACATGAAAATGGCTTTCTCTTCAATAGCTCACCTTCATAACACATGGATTGAACGAAAGGAATTTGAAGAACTGACAGAAGATCAAAAGGCTTGTATTGCAGAGATTGACACGAAGATCAGAACCGAGTATGAGTATAACCCTGAATCAGAAGCAAGGGAGCCTATCAGGGTTGAATACGTCAGGGTTAAACTTTATGACAAACAAAAAGCCCTTGACAGTATTTCAAAGATGTTAGGGTTTGATGCTCCGACAAAGAGTGAGATTAAGGTGGATGTAAATGAATTACCCGTAATAGTCATAAAAAGTGCATAAGATCATATCCATATATAAAATTCAGTCAAGAAAATACCCTAACCGTTATTATATTGGAAGTTCTATAAATGTAAAGAAGAGATGGAATCATCATCTTAACGATTTGCGTAATAACGTGCATCATTCAATAAAACTACAGAGACATTACAATAAATACGGGGAATCTGATTTGGAGTTCATTATTCTTGTTGGTTGTGATAAGGATCGTATCATTGAAATGGAACAATATTTTTTAGATGCCTGTAATCCTTATTTTAATTGTTGTCCTACTGCGGGGACTTGTACAAATATGGTTAGGTCTCAGGCCGCAATAGATAAACAAAGAAAATCAATGCTTGGTAAAAAATGGACAGTAGAGGCCCGTCAGAGATTTTCTGAACTACGCAAGGGAATACCGAAATCAGAAGAACACAGACGAAAATTATCGGAAGCAAACAAAGGCAAGCCCGGACGCAGACCGTCTGAGGAAGCAATACAAAGAATGAGTGAGGAGAGAAAAGGCAAAGGTAACCCAATGTATGGCAAAAAGCCGTGGAATAAAAAAGACTGATAATGGAAGTTATAGAACAGATATTATCCAAGCCTCAAATGTCAATACTTCAGAGTACGGCAGGGATAAATCTTTTCTTGGCAGGCACCGGAAGCGGAAAAACTTTTCTCGGTGGTGTGCTTTCAATAAACTTCATTACAAAGTTCCCTAACGTAAGGGGAGCGATATTTGCAAACACGTTTGACCAGCTTAATACCAGTAGTCTGTTTCGTATTCGTGAGTATTGGACTTCAATAGGTGTAACAGAGTGGACTAAGGATAATCCGTTAGGGATGTATGTTTCGGGTCGGGAGCCTCCACCTCATTGGGAGAAATGTAAACGTAACTTTGACCGATTTAATAATATTATTTCATTCTGCAATGGAGGGCTAATTTTTACCGGCTCTCTTGACAATTATTGGATGCATAGCGGAAAGGAGTTTGCTTGGTGTTTATTGGATGAAACAAAGGACACAGCAGAGGAGGCCGTAAAGGAGGTTATTATAACAAGGCTACGGCAACCAGGTATGTACGTTGTCGATGGCAAGGCGTCAAATACGGGAGACCAATCGCAACAGTGGAATCCGATGTATGCCCTAACTTCCCCGGCCCGGACGGATTGGATTAGCGAGATGTTCGAATTAGATAACTTTGTAGATGAAATCAGTTCTAAAATATATTCCGAAACGACGTTTTTTGAAAAGGAGTTTAAGAATAAGAAAGTAGTTATCTCTTCGGCATATCACAACGTTCACAATGTAGGTTACAATTACATTAATAAGATTATTGAGAGCAATTCAGAAGAAAGGGGTCGGGCACTTGTATATGGCAACCCTTTTTCAATTACCGGCGGCGAGTTCTATTCTTCATTTGACCGCCTTAAACACGTCGGAAAATGCCAGTACGACAAAACTAAACCTTTACATATATCGTTTGACCAGAACTCAGTGCCTTACAATAGCTGTTCTATTTGGCAGTTTGAACGCAAGGATGATATTTGGTGGTCATATTGCATTGACGAGATAGCTTTAGAGAATCCACGTAATTCAACCGAAGAGGTCTGTGAAGATATTTTAATGCGATATGCCGGTCATAAGTCTGCGATTTACTACTACGGTGACGCATCAGGCAAGGCACGTTCTACGATGAATAAAGAATTTAAGCATCATTACGAGATCATTGAGTATAAGTTGCGGAGGTTTCTTGTCAACGGCTCGGCAAGGATGATGCGACAGAACCCATCAATTACTAAGCGTCGTGACTTTATAAATCGTATCTTTGAAGAGAAATTACCGATAAGAATACTCATTGATGAAACGTGTAAGCTGATGATCGCTGACATGATGTATGTTAAACAGGACATTAACGGAGCAAAGGATAAGCATATCGTTACGGACAAAGAAACAGGGGATAAGTATCAGAAATATGGCCACCTATCAGACACCGCTGATTATCAGCTAATTGAGGTATTTAGCAGAGATTATAATAAGACAAAACTATTATAAATGATAACAGAACGACGAACGGTTTATATAAGATGGGTCGATAGTTACGGATGCACTGCCCGATGGGAGGAATTGCATAATGACTATCCGGTATTGACTATTGAGACAGTTGGTTTTGTGGTGCATAATGATGACAACACAATCGCTGTGGCTAATTCAATAGCTGGAGAAACACCCAATACCCCTAATCAGTCAAACGGGGTAATGACAATCCCAAAAATATGTATAGTTGAACTCAAATATTTAATCGATGAATAAGTTAGAAGGCTTTCAGGAACTGCGGCGCATCATCACAGACAACGTGACCCATAGGGATTACAAACACGTTTGCGACCTTGCGGAGAAATATTATAAGATGGTATCAGGCGACGGTATCAGTGACCTATTGGAGCAGATCATCACACGTGAATCGCAGGCTGAGTTTGACCAGCGCAAGAGGCTGACAAATTCCATTATCCCTCCGACGTTAGCCTCGACAAAGTTGTCGTTTCAGAAAGCGGTAAGGAAAAAACCAAAGGTGCGTAAGATCGACTGGGAAACTGAGGGCGACTATGAAAAGCGTCAGGCAGAACTTGAATTGAAGATCACAGAATACTGGGGCGACGCTTCGCTTGAAAAGTTCTTTGAGTATGCTTATGTGGATTACAACTACCTTGATCCTAATGCTTTTCTGATAACTGAATTTGATGAGTTCGATTCGAATAAAGAGAAAGCGAAACCTTATCCGTTCATTGCCACGTCGCAACAGGCGATAATGTTTGAGTTTAAGAATAACATCCTTCAGTACCTGGTTGTCAAGTTACCTATTACGCTTGTGGATGATAATGGCAAAGAATATAAAGGCTCAAAATATACTATTTATCTCGGCACAGATACGATTGTTTTCACTGAGGTACGGGACAAGCCAATGTTTTATACACTAGATAATGATTTCCCCGAAGGTATTGAAATAGGAGGCAAATACTACACGGTGGGTTACTTCATTCCTAAGGGTGATAAGATACCGGCTCGAAGGTTTGGGTTTAAACACGACTCGCAGACACAGGGGAGAACGTTTGTCTCAGTGTTCCACGATGTGATTCCTTATCTGAATAAAACGCTGAAGATCGACAGCGAACTTGATCTCTCAACTGCAATGACAGCGTTCCCTCAAAGGTTTCGTTATGTCAATCCTTGTCCTAATCCTGAGTGTAAGGGCGGAACTTGCTTAGATGGTACAACCTGTAGTGTGTGCAAGGGTACGGGCCGTGAGCCGGTTCATGCCTCGACAATGGACATACAGACACTTGAATTGCCACGTGACCCGCAGGAAATGTTTGATCTTGAAAAGCTGTTAGTCTATAAGTCGCCTCCGATTGAACTTTTGGACTTTCAGGAGCGATATATACAGGGCTTACGGGCTTCGGTATATTTGATGATGTTCAATAAAGAACTAATGACCCGCAACGAACTGACGAACACTGCAACCGAAGTGAAAATCACTGAAGACAATATGAACGACACATTGAAACCTTTTGCTTCTGGGCTTTCAACTTTGTGGGAGTTTGTCGTGACGGACATAGCTACATTTACTGACTTAGGCAAAGGGCTGATCGTCGAACACCAGTATCCCGATGACTTTAAGTTCAAAACTCAGTCTGACATGATGGACGAATTAAAGAGGGCAAAAGATGCCGGGGCTTCCACATCTACGATTGCGGCTATTGAGGATGACATTAATGAAATGCTTTACGCTGACCGGCCCGAAGAATTGAAGATTATCCGCATTAAGAACTCATATAACCCGTTCAGAGGCTATTCAGAAGAGAACGTGAGGCTATTGATCTCTCAGTCGCTTACAACGCATTACAACGCTGTTCTATGGGCAAATCTTGAAAGTATATTCAATGACCTTGAACAGGAAAGCGAAGTCTGGATTTATGACATGGCCGACGATGTTATTACAGAAAAGGTCAAAGCTAAGTGCGAAGAATATATTTTGCAAATGGAAGAGGCTAAGCCCGCTGAGCCGGTGATTAATTTTACTGAACCAATAGAAACAGAAGATGAAGTTTGAAATCCGCAGGTCGAAAGGTATTCAGCATAACAAGCTAAACGAATACTACTACTTTGTTTTGATTGCCCGTAACGGTGAGTGTATCGCCACGTCGGAGATGTACAACTCTAAACAGTCGGCAAAGAAAGGCATTGCGGCTGTAAGAAAGTGCCTGTTTGCAAAGACGGTTGATAATTCTGATGTGCTGACCGTATGAAGTTCAGCTGTATAACTCCCAGCTTTTTAGGACCATACCCCGGCAGTGCCTCCCGTCGTGAAGAAAAGCTGATCCGTGCAGTTCAGTCGGTATTAGATCAGACCTTTAATGACTTTGAAATCCAAGTTGTGGCTGACGGTTGTCAATTGACAATAGACCTGATGAAGCAATTCACTGACGAAAGGATAACAGCTACACTGATTAAGAAAGCCCCGATGTGGGACGGCGCACCACGTAACACGGGAATAGACAAGGCAACGGGCGAGTTCATCATTTATTGTGACATTGACGACTACTGGGGAGAAAATCATTTGCAGATCATTGCGGATAACTTAAAAGACTATGATTGGGTGTTCTACAATGACATTGTTTACTCAGGTGGTGATTGGGTTGAGCGTAACTGTGACATAAGGAAGTTAGGTCAGAACGGAACGTCGAATATTTGTCATAAACGAGAATTAGGCGCACGATGGGGTCATCGTGGTTATGCTCACGATCATTATTTTAATCAGAGTTTGATGATGAAGTCAAGAAAATTTGGTAAGATTGTAACACCGGAGTATTTTGTTCTTCATCTTCCGGGCCAATATGATTTATAATATTAAAATAAATGACTGTTTTACTTACGAAAATGGAGCAGCATAAGCGTATAGAATATTAAATTGAAATATTATGTCAACAGTTGCCGCAGTAACAATAACCTTTAACCGCCTTGACTTAACGAAGCGGACAATAGAGAGCTTTGAAGAAAAGACCGGAGTTGACTTTCATTTATTTGTTGACAACGGGTCCACCGACGGAACTATTGAGTGGTTAAAAGACCGCAATAGAATTGAATTAGGTAAGAATGAAGGGATAGCCGCAGCGTTCTATTACGGTGTTCAGAACCTTTTAGAATACGACTACATCCTGAAACTTGACAATGATGTTGAAACAGTAACTGAGGATCTGATCGCAAAGATGGTTAAGTTCATTGAAGAATCCGGGCCTCATGCTGTTTCGCCGCCTGACCTGCTGATTGACCCTAACTTTTATCCGAACATCATAAAGAAACGCATGGTCTCAGGTCTGTGGGTTGAATACGTTTCTCATACGGGAGGTGCATTTCAGATTGCCCCTACGAAGTACGT